AGCAATCTGTGCCGATGTCTTCAAGGCCGTAGTAAGCCAACGCATCGCGAGGTGCATTGATGACCAATCCATCCAAAGTAGCCGAATGGATACCGTCAAGAATGGTGTCTTGTCCATCACCCGCCATGATCAGGTCCATGCCCCGGCGGCGCAGACCGTCTTCGATAGCCGGTACGATGAAGTGGTTTTCGATGATGTTACCACGCTCCATCGCGCCCCAGTTTTCTTCGTAGGATTCATCTTTCTCTACGCCGAATTCCTTGACGCCGCGCTTTGTGAACCACGTCTTACGGATGCAGCCAAAGCATTCAGATGCGCCGACCGTCAATGACCGATCTTGCTTCCAAGACTTCTGGTTGTTGGCAATGTGCTCATCGTAAAGGTCTTCAAACGCGAACCCGTCAGCCGGGATTTCGTCAGGGACGCCGAGGCGCATCAGTTCGTCAAAATATGTCTCAGCCATCCATCAAAGCCTTTACAAGGTTTTCGGCAGGGTCGCCGAATTCGGGGACAGGAAGTCCGTGGTCTTGACAGGCCATCATGTAGCCGATCTGCATAGACCGACGAATACTGATTTCGTTGATCTCGTCCGAGACCAGCTTGACCAGATTGGCCCCGCCGTTTGTTACGTCGGCGATGAAACCTTCGATACGCTGTGGTTCGAGGGGGTTATCGAATTGCCGCTGTGCGTTCATTGCTGAAAACTCCAATGTCCATGAGGTGATAGAAAACTTGGGCTGTAGCCTTAACGTCAACCAGAGCGTCGTGAGCGCCTTCGACTTTTGTGCCAAAGAAGTGCATTGTGCATTCTTCAAGCTTGGGCCATTTCCATTGTCCGTTGCGCTTAGGCGGCGCTTTGACCAGATCAATCGAGGACAGCATGGTACAAATGACCTTCTTTCCTTCAAAAGGATCAACGTAATCGGTTGCTGTCTGTTCGGCATACACCTGTGCACAGCGCCGCATGACTGTGATGTCAAACTTGGCATTGTGCGCCACCAGAACATCGGCTGCATCAACATAATCCATAAACGCTTCAAAGGCAGGCACCAGTTCAATGCCGAACTTGTCAGCAAGGTCGTTTGTGATCCCGGTGACTTCGGAAGCCCGTGGGTTGATGATCCACTGTCCGTGGGTCTTGATAAGGAAATTGGCCGCACCGACCTCAGCCCGGTTTTCTGCGTCCAACTTCATACCGATTTGAACTGGCATGGGCTGGTCGGGATGGGTCGGATCAAGCTTCTGCTTGACGAGGCCAGTGGTTTCGGTATCCCAAAAGAGTACGTTCATACTTCTATTCCTTATCTTTGTCTTTGTCTGTCTTAATATGCTGTTTATTTCTTGTCAAGACATAATTTCGTCTGCTTCGGAATTATACAATGGCATTGTAGAAACTTCTGTGCCTTGTTTCATGAAGGTCCACCACCCAAAGAATTCACCAGTTTTAGGGTGTACCGTAACTTGTCCTGCTGCAATCAATTCCAAGAGCTTGAGTGTACCGCTGGCAGCAAAACCGAACCCGTTGCAGCTATGATCTTGGAATTCAAACGTCACAGACGAACGCCCACGAGCGACGTTGGTAGGACGAATGTAGCCTTGCATCAAAAGGTTTTCGCCTTTTGGCAACATTTTGTAAGGATTGGAACGGCTAAGATGGTATGGTTTTCCGTCACAGTAATAGCCAAGAAGGGGAAAACCTCCGGCAACGCCTAACGACCACTTTGCTTTGGTCTTGTATTGTTTCATGATTTTCATTTGACTACTTTCATAATGTCCCGAACAGGCTCTTTCCAAGTACCTTCAATAACAATGTAATCTTCGTGCGCATATGTCGATCCTTTTCCTGCGCGGGGTCCTGTCCCACCCAGAGCAAGAGAAGGTTTATCAGAAAAAACACAAGAAGGAAAACACCATAGATGTGTTCCTAATACCCAAAGTTCGTCAATTTCTTCTGCCGAATATGGTTTGAAGTTTTTGTATTTCTTGTCTTTTACATGGTAAACACCCCGCGTACGAAGGCGTACTTGCTCGTATTCAAACTTACCAGAAGTTACTTTAGTGCCCGTCTTTACTTGGACTTTGACAGGCTTATTGTTGTCGAGATAAATTAGATCAGCGCGGGAGTTTCCGTAAGGGAAGAAAATTTCGTTACCTTTCGAAGATAGATGTGTAGCCACGAATAGTTCTGAAATATCGCCAATATTGTGTTTTGTCATCATTTTAGTGCGTTTCTGACCAGTTGTTGCCAATCTTTGATTCTGCTGTGATTGGACAGTTAAATTTGAAATGATCTCCGGCGATTTTAGCCTGAATAGCTTTGCGCAATGATGGCATAGCAGTCATCAGCTTGGCGTGCAAGGTCTTACCCAGAGAAGTCTGACGACCCTCGGATGACAACGGCTCGGCGATACTGCCCAGCTTTGCCATGCCACCACCATACATAGCAGCATACAACAGACGCTTTGCGACTGACCGGGATACTCCCATCAGATCGGCGTTGATCTGGTGGATGTCACCGTTCAAAACAATCTCTACGAGTTCCCCATCGTCAAATGGGAAGGTCAAATTAGCTAGGCAGCGGAATTCAACCCCGGAAAGGTCGCAGCCAACAAGCTTGTATCCCTTTGGTACTGTGAAGAGTTCGCGGCAATCCCAGCCATGGTTCCCTTCGCGGCCCCGGACATAAATTGCCCACTCGCCTTTTTTCTCTTTCCAGTGCGCGTCAACAAAGGTCCCTTCGTCCTTGTGCTTGACGATCCAGTCCATACCTTGTTCGTAATCTTTGGTCTCAAGAATCGTAACACCGGGTACCTGAGAAATGTTGGGCGCAGCGTGTGTCGCCCGCCCTGTCACAGTGCCACCGACATTGACACGACCGTGGATACGTTGATCCGAAGGACGATACCAGCGCCCGATCTCATCGATAGCTTTCTCAGCAAAAGCAGCGTATTCCTCTTCAAGATGGTCACCCAGCTTACGCCCTTTAACGACGTCAAAGAAAAACCCGTTGCGTTCTTGTTGCACCATAAGTGCGTGAATTTCGTGCTCAAGGCGTGTTGCTTCTGGGGACCAGTTCAACACATCAATGTTCTGCCAAACTTTGTCGTTCACATCTACGTCGAGAACCATGTAATCGTGCATGGCTACGTTCCACGTCCCCCACACATAGTGGTGCAGTTCTTCATCTGTGGGTGCAGGCTTACGCTCTTCCTTGTGAAGGGCTTTCAACTCAGCTCCTTCACACTCAGGCAGTGGATGCGATCCATGCAGAATGGCGGGTCAACGTGATCTGGTAGGAGGCCATTTGTTTCGATGTCAAAGATGACGTGTTCAAAGAGTGATTGTGTCATTTTACCGTGTATGCAAAAGTGCCATTTGGATAGTCAACTCGATAGACCGCTAACGCGGTCCCATCAATGTCTTGTATGTGTACCAACTCACCGCGTGACACAAAGCCATACCGCTCGCTGAAATACCCGCAATATAATGCGTCGATCAATTCAGCCCGCGTCAGCGGGTCTGCTGACGATGCGGCTGCTGCGGCGCTGGTGCAGTAGAAGTCAACTTCTTCCTCTGCGGTAGCCATGGTGGCAATCAATGTCACCACCAAAGCCACTAAAAGGATGCGGAACCAGTTCACGCCGATGCCGCTTGTTTGCCATCAACCCATGCAGGCGCAACATCTTTAAGATACATGACAGTACCAGTGCTGCGCACGAAGTCAATAGGAACTTTTGGGTTGTTGATGTGATCTTTGGAGGCCAGCGCCAGTTCCCACTTCATAAACAGCGGTTCCATGTCTGCGGCTTCCACCAAATACGCTTCTTGCAACGTGATGCCATCGTACATGCAGAAAACGAACCGGCGTTGACGAAATTTGGCGATAGTGCCTTTGTTGAGGTGGTGGTTTGTTGAAAAGCCCCGTGTGCTCTTGCTGAGGTCAATTGTTTTCAGTTCGTACTGATTGCCCATGCGGTCTTGTGCATCAGCACCCATGCGCCCCGGAACGAGGTCGAGGCCCGTTGCAATCGCGACCTGAACAACCTTACCGCCATTGTCAGAGAAGATGTCGCTTACGCCGTACTGCGTAGCAAGGTCTTGAAATTGTTGTACGGCAGGCCACAGTGCTTCGATTTCGGCGTAACGTAGGTTGAGGTGTGTAGGCATTAAGCTGATCCTGATTTGTGAGTGTGTTGAAAGGATTACACTTTCGTGCAATGTACGAATGCTTCGTCGATGGCGGCGAGAAGTTCGTCACGCGCCTTCTTTGGACGCCAGAGGTAGAAGTCTGGGTCAAGTTCATCCATGTAGAGTTCGGGCATGGGAACATCATCAAGGAACGCAGGTGGCATAATGTGCCGCCGTTCCGCGTAATACATTTGCATATCCGCCCATTTGACGTAGTGTTCCACTTCTTCGTCGTAGGGAATGCCATATTTCTGCCGCAAGAGTTCTGCGGTGCGATCTTCGCGCGGGCGATATTCAGTCAACACGTCCTTAAGCGGCGTCATCATGTCCCGCCAGTAACCTTCGGGCAAATCGTGAGCAATTGCCCAAGGGAGTGTCCGTAAGGGTGCACCCTTATGGACAAGTAGACGATACACATAGACGCTGTGCTGCGCCACAGAGTAAATGTCGTTCTCAAATTGGTCTGAGAGGTGCCCACCGTAGCGACAGTCACGAGACATAGCACGGGCCATGTCTTGAATGTTGATTTCGGCTGGGTCATTCTTGAGGTGGCCGGGTTTGAAACATTCCGTACTACCATTTCCTTCCAAACATGCTGCGGGCTGCAACCCATCCATTCCTTTTACGTACCCCAGAACGGCGTTTTCTACTTCCCGAACGTGATCTTCGAAGTCGTACAGGTAGTGCGTTGTGATTGACCCGGATAGTTTTGGGAACCGCTTCTCTGCTGACACTGTGGTGATACCGACTTTGGCGAAGTGTTCGAGTCCTTGTTCCACTTCGATGACGTATAGGAGAGAACCGTGAACATTGTTAGAACGTTTTGGACAACCCCTACCAAACAAATGGTTTCCCGGAGTTTGTTCCCAATCCCCGAACTCTGGATCAATGATCGTAACTTTGGTCCGGCTGTCCACGTACACAACTTTGGAATAGTCGTACAGATCACCGTGGACCTTACGAGCCTTATTGATGAAAGATTTTTTTGTCAGTTTTTCACTACCACTACGTGTTGGATTCCCTTGACCACGCAAATGGGCATTTGGAGTTTGAGTGAACTCCCCAAATTCGGGATCAATGATTATGGTTTTGGTGTGCGCGTTCACATAAACGACTTTAGAATAGTCGTACAGATTACCGTGGACGCGCCGTGCCTTCTCAATGAAAGTTTCGGTGGTGAGTTTTGCCCTACCTCCGCGTGTTGGATGCCCTTGCCCACGCAAATGTTTCGCAGGAGTTTGTTCAAATTCTCCGAACTTCGGGTCAATGATTGTGATCTTGGTGTCCGTGGTATTGTAAACAACCTTGGAATAATTATACAAAGTACCGTGAATTTGGCGGGCTCTCTCGATGAATTTTTCCGTAGAACTGCGTTTTTTGTCTGCCCTAGTAAGTATTCCCCGTTCTGGATTGCCGTTACCTTGCAAATGATGGTGAGGTGTTTGTTCCCATTCTCCAAACTGAGGATCGATGATTGTGACTTTGATGCAGTTTTTTACGTACACAACTTTGGAATAATCGTACAAGTCGCCATGGACGGCGCGCGCTTTCTCAATGAATTCTTCTGTTGTCAGTTTTTTAGTCATCGCGCCTATCCAAAGTATCATGAATGATACCCATTTTTTCCAGCAACGCTACAGCCATCCGGCTCTCAATTGAACCGTCTACAACAAGATGCTGAATGAGCGCCATAATGTTTCCGAGGATGACATCGTATTCACCTTCCTGAAACTTGTCAACAACAGCTTGCCGCTTCTTAGAAGGCACTGCACCTGTGACAATTCCGACACGAACACCTAGTTTCTCAAGGCGCTTCTTCACTATTCTGTTGATCAAGCGCCGCTTGGAGCTTATCTGAGAGGTCATCAATAGCTTTGATGTAGCGGAACTGCCTATCTACATCGGAGATACCTACAATGTCTTCGTAAGCAGCGAGCGCTGCCTCCATCCGCGTCAATTCTTTTTTGACCGGAGCCTCAAGCTTGTCTTGCGGGAGCATGATCAATTCGCGGGTCTTGTCGGGAAGCTCTTTCAACACCGCCCGCTTGTCCCGACGAACCATGAACCGCTCACGCAGTAGCCTACTCAGTTCATCAAGATTAGTGGCCCCGGAAGTATCCAGATGGTTGCCATCATAATAGGCTCCACAGTATGTGAACACAAAATCATCCCAAGACTTTCCCAACCCTTTGGGATCACATGCCCGCACGATTGTAAAAAGCTCGACAGGCTTTGACATGATAGGGGTGCCGGTCAGGAACAATGACTTGGCGGCAATGATCTCGGTAAAGGTCTTTGGCTTACGCGTTTGTACACCGTTCTTACGGGCACCCTTCCGCCAGCCACCAAACACACAAAGTGTACGCAGAGCATCCTTGTTTTTGAGAAGGTGCGCTTCGTCACAAATCATGAGGTCCCAAGATTGCGCCTTCACTTGATCGTCAAACGATTCCAACATGTCGTAATTGATTACAACTACGTCGGTGTCAGGCCACACATGCTCGGTCCAAGTCCGAGTCATCGGTTTGTTGTTGTGGTCTCGCATGCGTACGCCATTATCATCAAAGATGGGTTCGCGGCATGTCTTAGAATGCGCGATGCCTACAGAGCGTTCATGTACATCCCACTTAAGCCACTCGCGTTCCCAATTGACTTTGAGGGACGCAGGAACAATGATGAGAACACTCTTGGTGGCAAGCGTGTTGTGTGCCCCAATGGCTTGAATTGTTTTACCAAGTCCCGGAGGATCGGCGATAAGGGTCTTATCCCTCTTTACGGCGTATTCGATACCTGCCTTCTGGAAAGGCATGTAATTAAGCCCGTCAGGAGCCGGAAACTCTTTTGAGGTATCCTCGGCCCAAGAAGCATCAACCATGGCCTTACGGACGAGTTCAGCGCCGTCAAGGTGCTCTTTTGCAGGCCCTACCGCATGCTGAGACAGTAGGCGGGCTTTTTCCGTCTCACCTGTCGTCCAGCCCTTGGTCTTGCGGTTCCAAAGCCAACCAGCGCGTTTGAATTTGTATTTGTCAATCGGGGCAGCGCCTGACTTACCGTCAGGAAACCGCGTAGTGAATACACCATTGACGCGTGTGAATGCAGTCATGCTTATCCCAGAAGGAGTTCGTGAATCTCAATGATGCCTGTGGCTCCCTCTTCAACACTGATCTGCGCAGGGATTGCCACGTAACCGGGAGGGGGTGTAACTGTCATGACATCCGGCAAGTCACCGTCGCCGTGGTCCAGTTTGACATGTACACTGAACCCTGTTTCCTCATCGACAAAAGTAATATCCTCAGCGACGCCGCGAGGCACGATGGTGTTGAAGAAAACAACGTCATATGGGTGATCTTCGGCCTCCACCAGATCAACAGTTAGGATGGCGCTATCCTCCGTCGCCGTTCCATATTGGTAGTGACCAGTTGTGGAAGTGATTGGAAAAGGCACAGTAGCCGACCAGCCCTCACCATATCCTGCATGCCCACCAGAGCTTGCAGGCGTTGTGAATGCCGCAAGGAGAATTATAAAGAACCCAAGGATTATCAGAAAGCGCATTACTTGTTATCCTTCCAAAAGTCGTGGGCATACGGAGCCCCTTCGAACATATCGTGGGTGGCGGACTTGCCGTCTGGGACGCGGATGACATGAATGTCGCTGCCTTCCAATTGGTCTTCCTGCTGTCCGATCCACGTCACAAGTTCGTGCTTGACGGTAAACGCCGCCTCAACAGGCCAGCACCGAGAATCTGCATTGACTGCCATGTAAATGTAAGACGCTCGTGCCATATCAAAACTCCTGCAAAGGTGTGTCGGATTTCAGGTACAGAGGATGTTTGGGCTGTCCTATACGCAAACAGGTTTACCACTTCAATCCCACCACATTCCTCACGCTCTGCGAAGCCCATACAGCGGCGGATGGTGGGGTCATCCTCATTGGCGTCCGCAGTTGAGGGATTGAGCATGACAAACGTCATGAAGGGTTTACTGCGGTCCCAACACCGATATAGATTGTACCGGTAGGAACCGCAGTCGCTGATATGCGCACCCTTTTCCATCAGATTTCTTTCACTTTCCGCTGGTACCACTGGCGAGCAGCGGTGATGACGTATTTCTGCACCTGCTTCCATTCGAGTCCCGCTTCTGCAAGCTCTTCGACAGATTCCTTGATGATGTCTTGAGCCATCCACTTCAAGAATTCGCCCATGCGCTTTATGTCAACGTCACCGCCCAGCGCTTCGGTCACGCCTTGCTCACAGCGCGGGTCGGTCACAAACATGTCAACGAACTCCGGCGCACCGTCAGGAACAACCATTGCCTTTGAGGCAGACGGTCCCTTCTTGACCTTGTGCCCATCGACTTTGACCTTGAACGTCAGCATGCTGTACAGGTCGCGAGACAGTTGCCCTTCAATAGGGTCTGTTCCGGGATTGCAAACTGGGCTGATTACCCAACCTTCGCCGGGGCCATCGACACCAAACAGATCGTAGATGAACGGGTCCCGTTCTTCGATCTTCTTGACCGTCTCGTCCAGCATATCAGCAAATTCTTTGCACTGTTCGCCGTTGGTGAAGTCAATAGGCTCTTCAAAGATTTGGAACCATGGCAGAACAAGAACATTGTCCAAATCCGGGATCATTTCTTCAAGGTCAGCAGGCGTCGTCATGTACTCATCGCCATATTGGACGGCAAAAACAAAGAAGTATTTGCGGTCCAGTTTGGTCACCGCGTCATTCTTCTGAATACCGTTACCAGCCCACTCGCCAAAGAACGTGATCTCGTCGTGGCTGGAAATGCGATTTGTGCTTGCCCACTCGGATTTTGTTTCGTTCACCCATGCAGCAAAGCCTGCGTTGTCATCAGTCAATGTCAAATCGCGAGAGCGCGATTGGGCAACAACAAGGCCGTCGTGGTTGACACGAACTGCCGCGTTGGTTCCATGCAGCTTGATCTTCGCACCGTAGTGAACCGTGGCGGGCAGATCAAAGCGTTGCTGTCCTTTGTACACGTGGGAGAATTGGTTCAGGCTTGGGAATTTCTTAAAACCTTCCATCAGTGCGCTCCCTTGATAATTTGAACTTCACCACCGAGAAGGCGTTCGATACGTTCTCCGGGGTAGGTCACAGGATGTTCGATCATCATGTGAGTATGCGGACACTGTTGCATATGCAGCACTTCGCGTTGTTCTTGTTTGCCACCAACAGTGACTGTCATTGTTTTGTTCATTTGAATACTGCCTCCACGGCCTTGAGCAGGGCCTTGTCTACTTGTTTCCAGTCGTAATCGTCAGGCTCACCGTCCGAATCTACAACACCTTCTACCACGCCCGCATCGATGAGTGCAACAGCAAAATCTGCGTGCCACCCGCTGTTTCCCAGAGGACGTTTACCAGAGAATGAATCCGCCTCAATAATGAGATTACGCAGCATTGCCCGGAGTGTTTCACCGATGGTCACCGGGCCACAGTCATTGCGCATAGGTGGTGCGAGGCACGCCGTGCTCCCGATGGAAGCCACGCTGACCTACCTCAGAGACCTGTTCTTTGATTTCAGAAGCAGTGAACGTCAGGCCGGTTGCTTCATGGTAGAAGGTCAGTTCAGCGTCGGCGTCGGCTTCTTCTGCCTCACGTTCGCGTTCTTCTTCATCCATTTCGCAGTCCCAGCACATGCTGTCGGTGTCATCGATTTCGTCGCCGCATTCTTCGCAATAGTTGAAATCTTCTTCCGGCTCATCGTCTTCGATAATGACGCGCAATTTGCAGTCGTCGCCATCCCGCACCACAATGATGTCGGTGCCGTGGTCAAACTGTACAGCGTACCCCAGATACGGTTCAATGTCATTGCGGGCGATGTCGCCTGCGACCCATTCGGCATTCTGAGGATGATTGAAGTCATCTTCATCAAGCTCTTCGATCCATGCCATGACGCCGACGTCGGGGCTTCCCGGTTTGATCACACGATCACCCATTTCAGGTTCAGTGTCGGCTGGGTCCAAGATGTAGCCTTCCGGCACAATGTAACCGTTTGCCAGCGCCGTAGGTGCGGCGGAACCAATGCGGTTCTCAGAAGCGTTCGCCGCCACAACAGGTGCTTGCTCAACGCGGGTCCGGTGACGTTCGTCTTCAATGTCGCCCAGAACAATGTACTTGCAGACGCGCATCTTGGAGAAGTTGTAGTCGTTTGGAACCGAAACAACGTCAGCCGGGTTCACCTTGACGGCGATGACTTTGTTGTTGCCCCAGAAGCTGTCGAGGTAGTGCGAGGCACAAACGTGGAGGCCTGCTTGACAGATCTGAGAAGGGTCTTCGACCACATCTTCACGCGGCATTTCGACTGTTTTGCCGGGGCTGTTGTCGAAAGTGCCTGTGCGGCAGTCCGTGTAGTCGTTGCGAATACCTTTGAAGGCGACAAAGCACCCATCATCAGTCAACGGCGTCTCAAAACGCTCAAGAAAGTCGAACAAACAGCCGCGAGACACTTCGGACGGGTTGAGCATGACGTTATCGAGGAACCGTGCCCACGGGGTGGCGTCAAATCCTTCGTCCATCATGGTCACCAGCTTCATAGCCAATGTCGAGTGGATGGGCTCGCCTTTGTAGAACACGGTGGAGCCGACAACTTTGACCTTGCCACTTGTCAGACGTGCCATTGCTTCGCGCTTGTCGAGCAAGCTGCCGATGACTTCGGCGTCGTGCTTGTTGCTTTTCAAGTGCTCAGACAGGGCGTTGAAGCCTGCGTGGGTCCGAGGAATTTGACGAATATAATATGTGTCAAACATTTCCAGCATCTTGTAGCGCTCTTTGACCGCTTCAACATGTGCGCTGGCTTCTGGGTTCTTGTCTGCCACCCATTCTTCGAGAACCGCAGCCTTGCCCAGCGCCTTTGCGAGTTGGATGATGTCCTCGACCGCTGGCTTGTCCATCTTTTCCACTTTCTTGTAGAACTTGATCGCTGCCAGAGCCACAGAACTCTTGTCCAACTGATCCGTATTCAACTTGTCGGACAGGTAGCGCAGTGTGCTATTGCCCAAAACATCTTGGATCATGCGGGCTTTCGCAACTTTCTTCTTCGGTTGGTTCTTTGCGAAGTGGTCTTCGGCAAGCTCATAGATGTTGACCCACTGATCGCCTTCAAAATGCTTCCAGAGGGACTTCGGCGCACCGTATAGCGTTGCGGTTTGCTCAACAGCGCCACATTCACGCAGTGCCCGCCAAACTGTCGAAGGACCAGAACACTGGCTTGGGATTTGAGGTTGCATGCGCTCCAATGGCACATAGTAGCCACCTTTGGCGAAGTCTTCTGGCGACAGATCGACACGTGTGTCAAAGCGGCCTCCATTGTCGAGGGCACGAACTTGAACAGGGCGACGAATGCCACCGCCGCCTGTCAAACGTGTGATCTCAGGAAGATCATCGACGTCCACGATGGTTACACCGTCAATGACGTTGAACAATTCGATCAAGGCTTCGGACGCTTCTTTGCCTCCTTCGTACTTGATCCAGATGATCTGAGAACTGTCTGCCGCACGCTGCGCTTCACGAATACGGGCCGCAGAACGCTTTGGTTTGCTGGTCTCAAGGTTTTCCAGATAGACAATGGTGTCTTCACGGGGGATGATGCCCACTTGGTCGCTGCCGTACTCAAAGCGATACATTTGGTTGGTCAGCTTGCTGCCTGAAATGCCGCAGATGTAGACGCCAGTGGTCGGGAGAACAACATCAGAAGTGTTCTTACGACCAGCAGAGATCATGGACGTCAGTTCCCGCCCTTGGTAATTTGTCTTGGCTTTCAGGGCCGCTTTAACGGCGTCTGGCATCTGGTTCGAGCCCATGTGTGTGCGGAACAACGAACAAGCTTCCCAGTAGGTATCCGCTTCACGGTACTGGACCAAGAAAGATTCGATCATTTCGTCAACGATTGTGCGAATTCGGTTCAGGATCGACTTTGCGGTCGGGTCTTTTGAACCGTAGGACAGCGCCTCGCGGGATGCGTTGATTTCCAGATCGCCAACAGGGAACTCGATAACCATTGTGCTGTTGAGAAGCTTGCGCTCCGGCGTGCTTAGACCGTCGATAGCATCCACGTTGATCGGATACAGAACACAGCCCATCTTGGCATACGCACGGCTGCTGTAGCCTTCGATGTTGCCGGACAGAAGTTTCCAGCCGTCGCCTTCGGAAAGAACAGGAAGATCAGGCCAGCCATTGAAGTTGTCGTCTTCGTGAGATTTGACAACAGGCTTGACATCGAAACCGTGGCTGACGCGCTTGGCGGCTTCACAGAACGAGCGGATGTCACGGGTCTCGATAGGGAAAGAAACTTCAATGCCGGTCTCTTCGTCTGAGGCCTCGCTACCCATGAAGTGAATTTGCGGAACACCGTCTTCGGAGATAAGGGCACTGTAATAGCGCTTCTCACCATCCATGATCGCAGTGACGGCGAAAGTGTCAGTGTATGCAAACGGCGACTTGGAGCCCAGCCCGAACTTACCGACAGCAACGTTTGTGTCTTCTTTGGTAGATTCGAAAACCGTGCTGTACAGGTGCATCATGTCTTCGTGAGACAACGAAGTGCCAAAGTCTCGCACAGAGAACACCGGGTTGAACATAGATGGGAAGACGACTTCGAACGGACGTTCCGGGATGCCCGCAGCAGCGTGACTGTCAAGGGCGTTCGACCAGATTTCTCGGACGATAGATTGCGTCTTGTTTTCGTAAAGGCCGTCGATAAGGATTCTGAAAGCCTTGCCGTTTGCCTTGATCGTAAAGTCGCGGGATTCAGTCGTCGCAGTTGTGATCTGGCGCTGTTCGGTCTTGGTTTTCATTATGTAGTCCTCCATGTGACAATTTCGTTTCGGTAACGCCTAGATAGCAATACCCAAACCGATTCGCAAGGGTTTATTGACATAAAAAACCGAGAATGGTAGAAAATACTTGTTGCAACTCGTTTATAGGATCGGTATATGTCCGACAACTGCACATGCGCTGAGGATTGGCGGGCTATCCCCAAGGAACGGCGTGTAATTCTGGAACTGCCGGGAGCAGTGACGTTCATCGGTCGTGAAAAAACCGTTGACCGTTCGAAAGTACATGTATATGACCGCGATTGTCCTGATCACGGTTACCGGGAGATACTGAATGAGTGACCACCCACAGGTTGAGGGCTTCCTCAACCAATACGATGATCTTGCAATCGCTGTCATCGACGACCAACGTCCAAATTTGCACGTTGACATGGAACTCTCCAATGCTGAAATGGTAGAAGAAGTCTGCCGTATTCTGGATTGGGAAGACTTTGATCTGTTGACGCCTTACGATTTTCAAACAGTGTATGACACTGGATCGGTGTCACAAATTCTTGCACACTTCTACATTGCGCACCTGCGCCTTGATATGTTCAACTCAGCCCTGTTTCAAGACATCGGCGAACGTGTGTTCAACAAAGCCGCATGCGCTTTCTCTGAATACTGGTACATGAAGCTTCGCGACAAATACGACGCACTGTATTCCGATGAACCTGTTCGGCATAAGTGGCTACACTGATGGGCAAGGTTCCTGACAAAGATTTGGAAGGGTATCTGACGTCGGCGCGGGACATGGCTAACGGCACGTTGCTGATGAATATTGTGGTCGAAGATCATCAGCTTGCTGATGCACAAGCGTGGATGAAAGGGAAGCGTAAGGTCAAAAACCTGACCATTCTTTCTCGTTCTGAGCACGGCGAGTTGCAAAAGAAACGTGACGATGCGATCAAAAAGCGTCGCGCCAAAATTAAGCAAGAGTAAAATAGTCCTTGCGAATCACTTCTGCTTTCTCTATATCGGGTTCAACCAAAACCTAATTGGAGGACAGCATGGCTAAGAAAAGAGCCCTCACAGTCAGCGAAGACGACCTTCCTGAACTGCTCGCAGAAGTCACAAAGACCGCGAAAGACCCCATTTTAATGAGAGCCGTATTTATGCTCTCATATTATGCAGGGCTGCGGGTCCAAGAAATTGCTGGTCTCGAATGGGACAAAAACATCATGGCGGGTCCCAACCGTTTCCTGATGTCTGAGGCTGTGCGCTACAATGACAAAGGCAAGCCCATGCGTCATGGTGACGGAACCTTGAAGAAGCGCAGCGTGCCTTCTATATTCATCAGTTCTGCCATCGGCAAGTACAGCAACGAACGTTATGTTGCCATGCACAGCCAACTACAAGCTGCGCTGTCTGAATTATACAACTCCCGTGACACATCCACACCATACGTGGTCCCTAGCGGAAAGGATTGGGCATCCCAAGAGCTTCCCAAAAGAGCCCACGCCTTGAAAATGCGCATCACACGTATCTACAAGGCATTGGGGCGGTTCGGGTTCTCATCACACAGTGGACGACGCTCTTTCATCACACATGGTGCGCGGAAGGCTAACGCCTTTAACCGCAGCTTGCACGATGTCCAGCTTATGGCGGGGCACAAAAACATTGCGACTACACAGGGCTACATCGACGCCAGTGTGGACAACGCAGACTTAGTGGAAGGACTTTACACATGATCGATCCAAACGACGTCACCAATTTTCGCAGAACAGACGACCAACTCATGGAGTTTTGGCTGTTCTGTTTGTTCGTGCGCGGTAAAAACGCCGATGTTCAGGCTGTAAAGCTTGATCAGTTCATTGACTTGTGCGGTGGGTGGCGCGGTCTTGGAAATATTTACACAGCACCAAAGTGTGAAATTGAGCGTAACCTACGTGCAGTGAAGGCAGGCCAGTACGGGACGTTGACTTCGGCAATCCATACCACATTGCGGAAGCAGGCCCAGAACGAATGGTTCTTACGGCACGCCAGCATATCCGACTTGGAAGAAATACACGGTGTCGGACCAAAGACCGCTCGTTACTTCATTCTGCACACACGTGCTAAGGCTCGTGTTGCCGCGCTGGATACACACATCTTACAATTCCTCGGAGATCGCAGTGGTCAGGATGTTCCCAAAACAACGCCACCTGCTGGTCGCAGGTATGAAGAGCTTGAGCAGGACTTTTTGTTCTATGCAGATTTTTATGGGGTTGACCCGGCAGGGTTTGATCTGGCAATCTGGCAAGCGAGCCGCGAATCATACCCGATGGACTGGCACCGTTATTATGAGGGAGTTAAGAAATGAGCGAAATATTCTTGCAGCCTAAAGAAGGCTTGCTGCCCAAATACATTCCAGAGGACGAAATCCTCACCATGGAAGATGTTCACAACGGGCCTTACGGCATTTGGGTCGGAATGAAAGGCACTGTATTCGTTGACATTGACGGCACTGTTGCTGATTTGACACATCGTCGTGTGTACGTCCGTTCCAATCCAAAGAACTGGCCCGCCTTCGAGCGTGCTATTCCAGATGATACCCCAATCCAATGGGTTATTGACGCAGTGAACCGCCTGTACGATGCCGGTTGGACTGTTGTCATGATGTCAGGACGCAGTGAAACAAGCAAAGAAGCCACGGTTGAATGGTTGGCGAAGTACGGTGTCAAATACCATGCCATGTACATGCGCCGCAAATGGGAATTCGATGAAGATGGCGAAATCAAGCTGACCCGCAAGGGTAAGAAGCTGGGCGACTATCGCCGTGACGATATTGTCAAAGAAGAACTGTTGGGAATCGCCCGCGAAGCGGGTTACGATCCTGATGTTGTTTTTGATGACCGGGATCAGGTTGTGACCATGTGGCGCAAGCTGGGCATTCCTGTCGTCCAAGTTGCTGAGGGAGATTTCTGATGTGGGTTCTCGTATTTGTGGGCTTCGGTTACGGGGCCTTCACAGAAAATTTCTACACCGAACAGGCGTGCAAGGACGCACTTGCCGTGATTGAACAAGTGCAGACCGCTGACCATGTGGCGGCATGCGTCTGGAAAGGTGGTTGATATGGTGTGGCACGAAACACACAAGACACGTATGTCCGACAGTAGCCACTTCGATGTCGTCTGTGACGAGTGCGGTGCGACTGATGGCAAGGGTCATGAGTATCTGGTGAAGGCTCCCTGCGGGCTTCCAGAGTACGAGGAATTCTCAAAGTTGCGCAATGTTGCTGACAAAAAATTCCTCTATAAACTGATGTACAACGGTTACGAGAATAGCGGAATCTGGTTGTCCTTTATTCAGATCATTTCGCAAATCACATATAAGCCGGGTTGGTACTTCCGAGTAGGGTTCGACACCAACCGCTTATGGTTCCAAGTCGGCGTCACCGAAGAGGCAGAAATCTCTTTCGATCCCATCGCTGGTAAGAAGGTTCCGTGGCGCGGTGCCAAGCACTACATGTCCCCACACATGTGCCGCAATGAGATTGTGAGCATGGTGCACCACGCAATTGAGCGTGCTGAATTGCACGAAGTCAATGAGTGGTTTCGGTACAAGGGCGCTTCAATTTTCAATCCGCACTTGGACCCAGATGCTCTTGTAGAGGTGGCGCGGTTCTTGAAAAACTTCGACACCCGCGACAACGCAATGACTATGGAAGAGCCCGAATGATTTCAGCTTCTATCGCCTGTGTGGCGATGGCGGTTTACTTCGAAGCACGTGGATCAGGCATTTAGAATTGCCCGTGAAGTTTGGTGGTATGATACCAACCATGCACGCGGCGCGACATTCTTCCATGCTGACGGTGTGAACCCAAGCTGGGCACAGGAATTTGAATTGGTCAGGGAGATCGGCAGGCACAATTTTTATCGTCCTTGACATAAGTTGCTCACAAGCTTAATTGTAAGACAACACAACGAATCAACGGAGGTTTTGACATGATCGGTACTATTATTTTCTGGTGGGTTGTTGGCTCTATCTGCGCCACTCCTTTCATTATTGGTCTCTGCAAAGCTGCCGGGGACGCCGACGAGCGTTTGGGGTATAAGTCATGAGCCTGTTTCCTGAAATCCGTCATATAGACGACGTACTCCCTCATATTGATGACACTTCTTTTCGTGTGATCAAGAAGGACTGCGGACACACTTACATCAACTATACCCAAATGGGTAAGCATACCTTCCCATCTTTGTATGTGGACTGCTCGGATGATGAATTGATGAACGGTCCTGATATTTCATCTGACGAATGGGACTTGCGAGCAATTGTTCGCCGGGAATGTCGTGGGATTGCTTTTCACACTGACACTGGTCTCATTGTATCACGCCCTTTCCACAAGTTCTTCAACGTTGGTGAACGCGATGATATGACCCACTATGAGTTGGACTTCCGTCGTCCTCACATTGTCATGGACAAAGTGGATGGTTCGATGATTCGCCCAATTCCTACTGTGGGTGGCCTACGTTGGGGCACCAAGATGGGCATCACTGACACTGCGATGCTGGCAGAAACTTGGCTTGTGAACAACTCGCAGTACGCGTCGTTGGCGCATCACTGTATCGCGCAAGACCTTACCCCTCTTTTTGAGTACGTGTCTCCTGAGAACCGCGTTGTGGTTGACTACGGCGAGCGTAACATGACTTTGCTGGCAGTTCGTAATGTTGTGACAGGTGAGTATCTTGCACAAACTCTCCTGAATGATCTCGGCGCACGTTTCGGAATCCCTGTTGTTAAGGTGTACGACCCTGTTGAAGGTGATCCGACCATCTACATTGATGCTGTTCGTGGTAGCGACGAGCTTGATGAAGGGATTGTTGTGGCTTTCCCTGATGGACAGCGTGCCAAAGTCAAGACCGACACCTACAGCATTCTTCACAAAGTCAAAGAAGCGGGGCGCACTGAGCGTACTATGGTGACCGCAATTTTGGATGGGAAGATTGACGACCTGTTGCCTATGCTTCCCGAAGATGCGGCCAAGCGTGTTCTGGATTACGTTTCCCGGTTCTACACCGCCGTGGAGCGGCTGTCTAAAGACATTGACTTCATCTGGGCGCAATCCTTGGAGGACTTTTCCACAAAGAAAGACCTTGCAATTGGAACCAAAGACAGCCATACCCAATTGGAACGCGGTGCTTTGTTTGCTTTGTGGGACCAAAAAGTAGAAGGTCCTTACACCTACGCAATGCAGATCGTTACCAACGCACTGTCGTCCGAGACTAAGTGGGAAGAAATGAAACAGAACGTTGCCATGGCGACCAACTTTCAAGACTTCACCACACATTGGAACTTGGTAGGAGGCGATGAGTATGCTTGAACAAATCCAACACCCCGGCCCCATTGCCGTTGTATTATGCGGCATGCCGGGGTCAGGCAAAAGTACCTTCTATCGCTCTTTGGGTCAGTCTCGGTTCGAGTATCTTTCAACCGATGACTTCATTGAAGGCGCTGCCGCTTGGGCAGGGAAGACATATGATGAAATGTTTGCGGACAACATTGATGGGGCAACGGTGGCTGTGAATGCTAACTTCCGCAATGTCGTGGCTTGTCGCGGAAACTTCATCTGGGATCAAACAAATCTGACCGCCAAGAAGCGTCGTAAGATTTTGTCCCAACTGCCCAAAGAATACTACAAGATTTGTGTTCTTGTGCAGACGGATGAACAATCCCGCACTGAACGGCTTGCCGCTCGTGTTGGAAAAACTGTGCCTGCGCACATCTTGAAATCAATGCAGGACAGCTTTGTCATGCCAACCGAAGAAGAGGGATTTGACATGATTAAGGTGATCAATACATGAGCACCATCGCGTACCGCGATGGGTTTATCGCAGCCGACACACTGGCCTCAACAGGCAACAAAACGATGACAGGCGTGCGCAAGATTGGGCGCACTGATCGGTTTCTATTTGGATTGGCTGGGCGTTTCTCTGGCGTGCACCGCATCTACAACTGGGTAAAAGATATTGAGAAAGATACTTCCCCGCATGACTTCTACAAGCATATGGATAGCCTAGAAACTCTGGGTCTTGACGCGACAGTTTTGCTTGTTGAAAAAGATGGAACTATCTGGACCATGACAGACGATGGTGGAGTTTGCCGGGTATCTGCTGAGTTCGAATCTATCGGGAGTGGTCAAGATTTTGCTTTGGGAGCAATGCAGGCAGGTTCTTCCGCATCTGATGCTATCCATGCAGCCTGTCGGTTTGATCCATATTCAGGGGGAGAAGTTCATAAAGTATCTTTTAACAGTCCCGTTCACTCGCCCACCGATTAAGTGTTGACAGCCCGCGTCATCGAGGTTAAATTGTGATTATGCAGCCATCAATTAGTACCAAAATTAAGCAAGGAGACCGTTTTGGTCTCCTAACTGTTTTATATTACACAGGTTCTCCAAAATGTGAATATGTGTGTAAGTGTGAATGCGGAAAAACATGTAGCAAGCGCAGGACTTATTTAGAAAGTTTTCACACCCCGTGCTGTGGCTGCGAATCTAAAAAGATTTGGCGCAAAAACAAAGCTAAAGATGCTGTATTTAATAGGGTATTGGAAAGGTATAAGTCGGGAGCAGTGCAGCGAGATATTTCGTGGAATTTACCCAAAGATTTATTTGTTAAAATGATTCAAATGCCCTGCTTTTACTGTGGTGTAAAAGCATCTATGTGTGGGGATCGTGTTAGGAAAAGCTACGATTCCTCTGAATTTCGATTTAATGGAGTTGATCGTGTAGACAATAGTCAGCCTTACACAAAAGAGAACGTTGTAACGTGCTGTAAAACATGCAATATGGCAAAACGGGAAATGAACGATAAAGAGTTTTTAGAGTGGGCAAAAACCTTAGCAAAACATCAAAAGTGGTTATAGCTATTGTCAATAGTTTGATTCTAGGCTATGAGAACTTGAAATTAAATCGGAGGACCGAATGGAATTTGATATGATCGTGGGGCAACGCCGCCTCTATAAGCGTGGTGCTAAAGGCGAAATTCGTGTGTGGTTCATGGAATTGGGCGCGTTCGCTGACGATCCGTTGAACAAAGAAGCCGGTCACCGTGTTGTGTCCAGTGTCTTGCATGGTAAGGAAACTCGCGCAGGTTGGACTATCGGCAAGCCCAAGAATGTTGGCAAGTCAAACGCCACAAATTCTCACCAACAAGCTGAGGCAGAGATTGCTGCCGAGTATCAAAAGAAGCTTGATCGTGGTTACTTCGAAGACATCGAATCAGTTGACAAGATCGAATTCGTCAAGCCGATGCTGGCCCAAGACTGGGCGAAGCGCGGGCATAAGGTGGACCTTTCCGAAGGTGTTTATGCCCAGCCTAAGCTGGACGGCATCCGCTGCATCGCACGGGCCGATGGTCTGTGGACCCGTCAAGGCAAGCCTATTGTGGCCTGCCCACACATCGTTGCAGCCTTGGCCCCCGTGTTCGCCCGCAATCCAGAAATGGTTTTTGACGGTGAGCTTTACAATCACGATCTCCGGGAAGACTTCAACAAGATCACATCGGCAGTGCGCAAAGCAAAGCCTTCTGAGAAGGCTCTGCAAGAATCGGCACAACTGATCGAGTATCACATCTACGACATGGTTGATGAAGACGCCGTGTTCTCTCGCCGTAACTCCGCATTGACGACAATGTTGAATCAAGACCCACATGCGTCTATCAAAATCGTGCAAACCAAAAAAGTCGAAAGCCAAGAAACTCTGGATGCTCTTTACGGGCGCTGGATGCAAGAAGGCTACGAAGGCCAAATGGTTCGCCGCGACGTCGAGTACGAAAACAAGCGCTCTTCTTCCTTGCTCAAGCGGAAAGAATTCATCACAGAAGAATTTCCTGTCCGGGCAATTCATGAAGGCGAAGGTAACTGGTCGGGCGCAATCAAGCGCTTCACACTGGCGCTGCCAAGTGGTGTAGAATTCGGTGCCGGGGTTCGGGGCAAATACGAAGACTTGGAAGAACTGTTCAAGGGCACACGTATTCCGAAGTGGGCTACGCTGCGGTACTTCAACTTGACGCCTGACGGCGTTCCTCGTTTTCCTGTGGTCATTGACTACGGTTTCGAAGATAAGCGCGAAGACTGATGCGCGAAAGCGATAAAAAGATGCTCGCCGGGATCATTGATCTTGGCGGCATCCGACCAGCCGGACAACCAATCTCACCGATATACAGCAAGACCGAGCCCGTGACAGGGACTCGCGCCGAGCGGCGTGCAAAAATGTCAGATAAACGGCGCAAAAAGAAAAAATTCGCTCGACCTTCCTGACCAAACGTGGCAGAAAGCTTGCAACAAGCGAAAAGCATGGTAGTTTACGCACTGCACTAAGAGGACCTTACAAGAATGAAAATCAGCGAACTCGCGAAACTTCTCTTCACCGTTGATCTAGGCTACGTCCTGTTTGACGACGCCGACGAAGTAGAAATCTCAAATGCAGAACAAGCGGACAGCGACGAACTGCTTTTGAAAATGCCAGACATGCAGCTTGATCTGCAATTCGGCGATGGGGTCTGGGCTGTTGCCTCTGACACGCTCCCAATTGAAGAAGCGACCGTACGCGCTGAGAACGGTGACAAGTCTTTTGGCATCTTTGTTTTGCACGATGCCGTTGATCTAAAGGACGTCCCCGAAGAGTTTGGCACATATGTGCCTGTAGGGTTGGGATGGACATACACTGATCAGGGTACGGATTATCACGAATTCTCTGATCTCATCGCCCGCGTCAGCGGGCCTGCTGATGAAGAGGAAGTTGATGATGTTGAGGATACTGTGGACGAGGTACCGGTTTCGGTTCCTGATGTGGATGAAGACGAAGGAGGAACAACGCCTCCTGCGGAAGATACGGACGAAGTAGCTGACGCCGCTCCGATGATGAACGACGCGGAAATTCTCGGTGCCGATCATCCCGAAATGCAGGAACTGTTGCAAAAGCCTTTCACTTTTATGTCCGGGAACATGTACGGTCAAAAGGATCGTCGTAACACACAAGACGGTGATTGGGTTCGTACCGAAATGTCTCTCCTTGCTTGGATGCTTGGACAAGACAAGAGCAAAAACTCTTGGGGCCTGACCCGTCACCCAGAAGCCAAAAGCAAAGAAGGGTCTTCTTTGGTCCTTGCTTCCGCCATTGGCGGTGCCCGCAGGGACGCTGCCATTGAAACCATGGCTTGCATCGGTCTTGACATCGACTCCGGGGCAGCGTTGGACGACGTTATTGCCAAGCTGGAAGAGCTTAATCTGTTCTCAATCGTGTACACATCATTCTCGCACGGTAAGTCCACACTTGTCTTGAAGCATGACGACATCATGCGTAAGCTCAAGCTGGATGAAAGCCCAAACCGTACGCAAGTGCAGATGTACATGCGGGACCACCACAAAGATCGTTACGACGAATCTTTCATCAAAAACATCGAGATTGAAGAGGCTCGCAAGCAAACACCAGACGGTCTGCGTGTCGTTTTGAAGACACCCCCTCTCGATAAATTCCGTGTCATCATTCCTTTGTGGGAGCCGGTGAACCTTGCTGACCTCGCTCCTACCGTTACAGGATGGAAAGATGTGTGGGCAGATGCCGTTACAGGTGTCGCCGTAAACATGCTCGGCGTAAATTTTGATGCCACGTCTTGCGATGTGAACCGCCTTTTCTTCACACCCCGTCACCCGGCGGATGCTGAGGATTGGTACTGCTGTGTAATTCAAGGCAAGCCATTGCGGTTTGAAGACATCGAACCGTCTTCAAAGAACGCTTACGTTAAGAACCGCGACCCCGGCGATCCTTTTGCCATGGGCACCGACCCCCTATTGGTCCGTGTTCTGTAAGCACGATTCTTGCCAAGGGCGGGACAAGCTTGAATTCGTCAAGCAGATGATTGAGGATGAATGGTTTGATGCGTCCGTTCTTCACGATGAAGAATGGAATTTGGGCGCGGCAGATTCTCCTGATGATGAGCCTGTAGAAGACACACCGGAAGAGAAAAAGCTTACTCCTGCGGAACAAGCGGCGAAGTTCACACCGGACACGCCAGATGAAGACATCATCAAGTTCATGAAGCGGCAACTCAAGCGCGGGGCTGACACCGGTGTGCGCACCGGGATCACACTTGCAATTGTTGCCAACACAAACTTGGGCAAGTCTGACGTCAACGCCTTCTGGAAGCAAGTAATTGCAGATCGGGATCGTCAGGCGCGTGAGAATGCCGCAGAAAACGATGCAACATCATCAACAATCCCCATTGTAAACCAGTGGGATTTCGATGAAATGGTCGAATGGGGTAACAAGCGCATCCAAGACGTCAACTCAAAGTCACCTCGGTTGTTCCACTACATTGATGACGTGGCACGGATCGAAGAGACCGCAGAAGGTTTGCCCCGTATTCGCATGCTTACTGAAAAGCAGTTTGCATCGGAGTTCAACGACTTCACTACATGGCTGAACGTCACACAGATGGGCGACGTTGAACGCCGTCGTAAGGTTCCCGCAGACAATGCGGTTGTCTCCCACTTGTTCAACTCTGCACACACAGTGTATCCAAAGCTGCGCGGGCTGGTCACCACTCCGACATTTACACGGGAAGGTGAACTGATTACGACACCGGGCTTCCACACAAGCGGCCTGTATTACTGGAATGACGGCAATCTTGACGTCCCTGCGGTCAGCGATGAACCCACACAGGAAGAAGTGCATGAGGCCAAGCGCCTGTTGATCGAAGAGGTGTTCGCAGACCAAAAACGTTGATCACAGTGTTGGCAGACGGATCGAACATGATCTACTTCGACAACATTGACACAAACATTGACAGCGGCGAACTGGCTTCTGCCATGACCGCACCCAAGTACAAGGCCCGCATGTTGGGCAAGTCTCAGTCCATTGAAACTGAGGTGCGTGCTGTGTGGGTGCTGTGCGGTAACAACGTACGCTTGTCACCAGAGCTTATCCGCCGTCTTGTGATGGTTGATCTGGACGCCAACATGGCAAACCCTGAAAAGCGTTCTGGCTGGCGTCACGCGGACATCAAAGGTTACATCCTTGAAAACCGTGGACAGCTTGTGTGGGCTTGTCTGACATTGATCCAAAACTGGGTCGCTAAAGGCATGAAAGGCGAAAGTAGCGTCATTCTCAACTCCTATGAGAACTGGTCCCGTGTCATGGGTGGTATCTTGCGGGATGCTGGTCTTGGTGGGTTCTTGAAGAATCGGGAAGATTTGAAAGACCGGGCCTCAGACGGCGGTGAAGACGACATCACATTGTTCCTTGATGCTTGGTGGAACCAATTCATGGTCACACCGGTGCTGTTGCGTGATCCTAGTGACAATCTGAGTTTGATCGACGGCTAAGGTTACTGTGCCTTCACGGCCTGATCGTATTCGTGTTGCTGATGGCGACTGGGAGTACGGTCAGGCCAATTCCATTTGCGGCGACTGCGGTTGTCGTTACGATGAGCACGTTCGTGTGCGGGGCTATGAATGGCTCCGCCGTCTCTGCGATGGTATTTTGGTGAAGATATGAACGGCGCATCGGACTTCTATACCCAAGACCCCGAAGATGTGCGCCCTGAGAGGCTACGTCCGTACCGTCCAGACGCCAAACGTGTTGATGAGGGTGACTGGTACCGAGCAAGCGGTGATTGCGTCTGTGAGGCCTGTGGCTTCCCGTACTACGATCATCAGCCTGTCACCGGTTTCAGGTGGCTTCTAAAGCTGTGTAACGGCGACCTGATCAAGCCATAGTTCTTTGATGGTGTGTGGTCCCATACAAGACCCACAGTCCCGGCACTCACGTAGTTTCGGAATGTAGATACGCCCAAAGCGAGTCGGCGTCAGCGGGCCTGTTCTTTACTGTGCTGCGTTGAGATCGTTCAGGTTGATCATTGGCGTAGCGCCGCCGGTCACCTGTGGGAGCACCCCGTCCCATTTCTGCATCGCCTGATACTGAATGACATTCTCTGTCAAGCTTTCTTCGAGCAAGCGGTTCGCTTCTGCCTGTGCCGTAGCGATGGCAAGAATGGCGTCAGCCGTACCCGCAGCAGTTTCGCGCTCTTTATCGGCAGCAGCGATGGCTTCTGCAACTTCGTTTTCACGTTGGCGGGCTTGTGCCGTCGCAGCGATTTCGGAGTCAATGGAGGCTACAACGTTAGGTGGCAGACGAAGACCGCCGATCCAGTAGATACGGCCTTCATTGGGGTCCTGTGTCCACACGTAGTTCACGGCGAAGGTTGGGAACCGATAAAGGTCTTCGTTGATGCCGATCCAGTAGCGTCCGGGACCCACTTCGTCATTGCTGACACCTTGGTCTGTGCCCAGAAGGTCTACCCGAATGCCGACATAACCGGCTTCGACTTTTTCAAGCATGGCGACGTACGTGACGCCGCTGAATACGGCGATGACGCCGAGGACGATTGCAAACAGTCGTGCGCCTGCGCCCTTAGATTGATTTGAATTGCGTGACATTGAAGCCCTCCTTAGTTGGTGAAGAATGCGACGACGCGGCGGTGCCACGTGTCAAGTACAGGCGTTGCCAAAAGTGCGGCAGCGCCGACAACAGCGACAATGCCGCCGAAGGTTCCGACAGCAACTGAGAAGTCACTGGGTGTCGAGATCAGTCCGGGACCAACCAAGAACATGAACAGCAGCAATACAACAGCATACGCAACGCGCAGCATGTAGATTGGGAACATGTCTTCTGTTTGGTTACTCATGATATAGCCTTTCCTTTGCAGGTGTGTGTGAAACCAACAAGGCCAGAGAAGTTGCAATAGTTGTCAGTTTCATTGGATATAATCCTCCATTTAGTTTCAGTGATTCGTGTTTAGCGTGGTGAAATTGATTCATCAATCTAAATCGACAAACCTTATTTCGGTGCCGTCTTCTGGCATGCAAGCGAACTCACGCGCACTTGCACCCTCAGACACAGCGTAGGCGTCTGCCCATTGCGAAGGACCGTTTTCCCAGCGAACTAGGAAACCGTTTTCGCCATCTGCGGGTGTGCGGAGAAGTGCCTTACCACCGTAAGACTTACTGGCTTCGTGAATGCTGGACCACAAAGCCATTGCGGCGTCCTCAGCAGAAGAAAAGTGATCTACTGTGGTGAGGAAAATGTCCTCGGTACCGGTGTCGTTTCTTACTGTGATCATTTGTATTCCTCCG